GATGATGACAAGTTAGAAGAAATCTACATGCAACAGCATTCTTTGGCTGAAATCGTATCACCTGATAAGTTTAAGTCTTACGATGAACTCAAAGAAAAGCTCAACAAGGTTCTTGGTCTTGATGGTTCTAGTGTTGCAGCACCAAAGCCACAACCAAAACCAGAGCCAGTTAAGCAGACATCAGCAGCAGAATATCTTGATGACGATATTCCGTTTGATGTCGAATCAAAGTCGTCAGTCGATGATGACGATGATGATCTTTCAGTCTTTAAATCCTTAATGGATGATGACTAATTAAAGTGTTGGCGGTGTTATGTGGCACCGCCAACTATATTTCCTATCCCTGTAGCGCCAAAATCTTGATAAGTTGTGTCGGTAAGAATTTCAAAAGGACTTGTTGTTTTTGGAACTCCAGCTTCACCCGACAAATCACCACTTTCCCCATCTTTATTGTATGGTGTTGTTCTAAGTTCGTTGGGGTTAGTGAGACCAACAACAGCAGAATCTGATGATACTTGTGTGTTAATGTTAAAACTTTGTAAGTTTTCTAACATGCTTGTTACTGAAGTATCACCTTCAAAAATGTCAATTCCTCCCGTAGCGGCCATGATACCAGCAGCACCTGAAATGTTTCCGGTAAGTGCTGTAAGAGTAGCTAAAGGGTTCTCTCTACCAATGTTAGTTGCGCCTTTAGCAAAAGATCCAACAATAGGAATATCGCCAAGGCCAGAGCTTTCGATGATATTACTCATAAAATCAAACATTGGAGCAGTAGCTTCTTTCATAAACCCTTGAAGTTCTTCAAAGCCTTCTTTTCCCATAAAAAATCTTAAGGCTGCAATACTTCCGGCTCCTGCAGCTAAACCACCAAACGTTCCACCTCCTAGCAAAGCACTAAGACCAGCAACAGCACCAGCACTACCAAGCAAGGTTATGATTTGTTGATTTTCGGAAAACCAGTTTATGATACCTGCAAGAGTAGGATTGGATGTGATAAATTCGTCAAGAGCCATTCCTCCGACTTCTTGTCTCATCTTTTTTATTTCTTCTTTTGACCCACCAGCAAGAAGAGTTTTAGAGCCGCCTTCGGAAAGTTCTGTGAATTCAGAAAGTTTTGAGGCTCCAAGGTTTGTCAGTGTTTCGGTGACAACAGACTTTTCACCCGTCAAAACTGTTGATGCTAAACCCGAATACTCCTCACCCAATAGATTTGTTGTTAACGGTGATTTTACTATATCTTCTAAGGATCCAGAAAGAAGTGTTGGGAATGATTCTTCAAGACCGGGAATATCAGGCAGTTGTCCTTTAGTTAAGTATTCTAAAGCTTTAGCTTGATCTTCTTTTGATCCGTATAGAGCTTTTCCCAATAAGCCTAATTTAGCCGCAGCACTTTCAGGATTAACCTCAAAGGTTGATATTGGAATATCTTTAAATGATGCAAAGGTTGTCTTTCCTTGATCACTCAATTTATTGACATCAAACAAAGTGCTTAATGGTTGGTCTTTTAAATTTTCAACACCGTAGTTTCCTTCAATAAACATGGTGTTGTTTTTTAAAACATCACCAACTGTCATCAATTTGTCTGGGTCCATTGTTTCCATCATTCGAAGACCTGAAACGAGTCTTTGTGACGGACTTTCTTGCCCAGCAATATCAATGATAGCAGGAATAGCAGATTTGAAATCTATACCTGACAGAGAGGGAACAAGAGCTTTAATTTCTGTTTCATATTGCTGTGCAACGTCACCAATAGATGTCAGTCGGCCTACAGGTGTTTCCGCCGAAGCAATCTTTTCAACAGCCGAAGTAAATGGGACAAACCCTTGACCGGATCGTATTGACTCCACAAGTCCAGATGAAATTGTAGAAGCCGATGGTAAATTTGCAATACTTGAAGGTAAAGAACCAGCGATAGCATTACTAATAATACCGGGAAACATGTTTGCAACAAGATTAACGAGTTCACCTGAAGCTACTCCTTTTAATTCTTGTGAATATTGTGTTAATGTTGGATACAGATCTGAGGTTTCACCAGATCCAATGCCAGCGCCAACAGATTTTAACCAAGCTATTTCCTTGTCTATAAGACTTCCATGCACATTTCTAGACGTAGGATCATCTTTTGTTTTCGTGTAAAATGTTTCTGTTCCGGTGCCGTAGCTAATTTTTTTCCTTACGTGAGTAGTTGACTCTGCATTTTTTGCAGTATTTCCCGATGCGTTATGTGTTGAAAAGTTGCTTACATTTGAACCATTCAGCACTTTTACTAATGCTTCTTCAATGTTTTTTCTATATGTTGGGTTTTTTTCAAGTTCTTTTCTTTTAGATTCAAATGTATTTGTTCTCATAGGCTCGTAGTAAGCACTATTCATTAGATTTTTAAAACTTTCTGCACCATATGCATTTGTTCGGTTGAACAAAGATTCGATCAATGCTTGTTGTGCTTCTTGACTTGTTCCGCCAACTTCTGCATATGTTAGTGCAATAAGATCTTCTTTAAGTTGAGGATTTTCGTCAAGTTGTTTTTTGAATTTAGCCCTGCCAAAAGGATCTCCACTCGCTATTGCTTGAATTTGTGGGACAATTTCTTCTCTTGCAAAGTCAGTTTCCGACATTTTTTTGCCGTTGAACATTGCCGTTGCACCTTCATTCCCACCCTCTTCATGTGGAGGAATAATTCTGGCTCCTTTAAGCTGACCAAAGGTGCTTGCAATAATTTCTGCATATTTGTATTTGTTATTGTTTATAATTTCTACAGCAGCTTTATCTTGTGCAAAAAAAGGTTCAAGGTGAAAAAAACCTTCTTTACCTCTTCCATATTCAGAGGTTGACGCATATCCTATACCATTTTGCCTAATAGGATAATCTTTTCCAGTACCGGATTTTTCAGCGTATCCGTTACTATCCATAAGCTCTTTAACTTTTTTCACATAGCTAGAGGCTATTCTTTTTTCTTCGTCAGTTGCATTGTTTGGTATTACAACTTCGACACCTCTTGCAACGTAGTTAGGATTATTTTTATCCGTGTAAGCATTGAAGTCCATAGAAACAATTCTGTTACCTACGGTACTTTTACCATATGAGGCTTCAGTTCTTGATTGGGTGTGGACTGTTGCTTTAATTTCTACCATTAGCCTCTAGCCATTTCCTGTTCGTTTTTCTTTTTCTCCAAATAGTCAATTAACATCGAAGAATATAGTTCAAGTTCAAACGGAACCATATTTTCAAGCTCTGAAATGTTATATCCATGATGCTGGGCCATATTAAAAATTAGCTTGTAGTAATTTTTAAGGTTGTTATGACCCAACAGTATTAAAAAAAATTGTTGATACCTTTCAACTTCATTGATTTATCTTTTTTGCCATCTTTCCACTTTGCTTCAACTTCGACAGAAGGCATAGCAGCAATAAAATCTTTACACTGTTCAATATTTTTTACTGTTAGTGAATCGATAAACTCTGTTTTTTCTTGATCGCTGTAAGAATAAAATTCGTATGTTTGATCTTCGTGAAATACTGAATTGATGCAGTATTTTAGCGTATCGAAAAATGCTTCAACTTCATTGTCCGATGATACTTTGGAAATTTCATCTAAAGTGGGGTATTTCATAATTAAAGCTGTATTATCGTTAATAATGATTTTACCCATTACATCAGACGTAATGATGCTTACATCAGAAACATTGACTGTAGCTTTGTGTTTGTTTTCTGTGTCAGGATCAGTGATTTCGATTTCAATGTATTCTCCAATCGAGTTAATTCTTAACTGAATAAACAAATATTCTATATCGAAGTAGGGTAAAACACTTATATCTAAAGATTCGTCTACAACACAGTTTTGAATAACTTGTTTAATCGATAAAAAAATTTGATCTTTTTCGCCAGACTGTTTAGCCATCAAAAGAATTTTTTCTTCTTTAACTAAGAATGGGCGCATCAAAATTTCTCTATCAAGAGAAGGGATCTTGGTTTTAAAAACAGCAGTCTGTATTTTGGGTAACATTTTTCATCCTTTAATCATTCTATCGAAGACGGTAAAACGTCTGGCATTTCTATTTTTGAAATAAATTCTTCTTCACCAAAAGTTGCTATTGCGCTCGATCTTCCTCCAAAGGCGCTCATAGAGTATGATCTAAACTTAACAACACAAGATACGGAAGCAATTGCATCAGCGTTTCCCCAATCTAGAGAAACGTCTGAAATTGATGCAACGTATGCATCGTGTAGTTTGTATTTTGTTACAACACCACCAGATTGGTTGAAGTGTGTGATTGTGACACCTTGATTTGTTGCTCCAACAAATCCTTCAGGGTCAACAACAGAATCAAGCATATTGTTGAGCGCAGAAAGACATCTTCCTTCATTGTCTAGGATGAAGTTGAATCCAGCACCGGAGTAAGATCTTGAAACTGGTTTCTCGATTGGTCTATATGGACCGTTACTGAAAGTATCGGTCATGATACTTGAACCGGGTAGAACTGCAGAAGTTGCCTGAAATCTTAAATCAGGATATCCCGAAAAAAGAACTTCAAAAAGAGCAGCCTTAGCAAAATCATTTTTGAATCTTCCTTTAAACTGTTCTATACTAAAGCCCATTTTAAATCCTATCGAGTGAGTCTTTTTGTGCAATTCCAGAAACACCTGAACTAGGCGCTCCTGTTCCAATGGCGAACATTTCAACAGGTAAGAATAAAGCAATATCCCATTCGTATGATCTAACCTCATAAAGAGGAGACTGAAGTTGATTGAACAAGTATTTTTTAACACAAGGCTTAAACATACTAAATTTCGAAGCAACCTTCAGAATTTGATAGCTTATTCTCAATCTCGTTTTATCATCATATGTATTGTCGCTTGACAAAGTATAAAGTGCATCCATCAAAGCTGCTCTCGGTTGAAGAGGCAAATAGTGTAGGTTGATGCCCATTATTCCATTATTTATGGTGTCAATAGGAAATATCATTGGTAGTCTATCATGATAAGGTAGTTCTCTTATCATCTTAGGATAGTATTGAAAAAAATACATTTTTCCGATAGTAGGAAGCTTGGCTACTCTGTCTCTATTTTTTAGAATTGTTTCTTTAGAACTTTCTAGAGCCATTGCACCAAAGCCACGATAGTATTCTCTGGCTTTTTTTGTTCTTGCTGGGACAATCTCTTGTTCTAGACCTTCTTGGAGAATAGAATGAAAAACGTCTTTAGGTCGTTTACCTACAACCTTTTCTACCGTTTCCTTAAAGGAATTTAGTGTTATAGCCATTTAAAGTCCTAGTTCATTTTCCGTTAAGATTTGGAACTGCCATTTTCTATCCTTACAGAAGCTTTCAGCGGCCTTCCATTTAGATTCGTTAATGGCATATGTCTTAACTTTATTTACATATTGTCTAGTTACTTTTTTGACTTTTTCTGGCTTTTCTGTTTGGTACTTTGGTTTTATTTCTATAACCAAAACATCAACTCCACCCTGCTTGTTCTTTTTCTTGACGTAGAAGTCAGGAAAATATCTTCTTGTCTTGCCGTCAACAGGGCTTCTGTAAGGTATAAAAAATTCTTCTGAGGACCATTCGATAACGTTTGGGTTGCTGTCGAGGTAGCCCATAAACATTTTTTCCCAACTACTCCTATAAATAATGTTAGTTGGATCACCTTTATATTTTTTATAATTTTTTGGTTTAAAATAACCTTTTTTAGCAGCCATACTAATATTTAGTAGGAAGATAGATGCCAGATAATTCGACACGCTCACAAGTATATGCCGCCTATGGTAATGAGTTTGACGCTCCCGGAAATTTCGTAAAAACCGGATCAGGAGCTATTGTTAGAACAGCATCTGGTGGCACTGTAAGGTCAAGTAAAAGTTCAAATTCAAATAAGTCCGCAGAGTCTATCTTAGACTCTATTAGAAAAAAATCTTCGTCGTCTAGTCGTAGGAAAAAGCCGCAAGTTCTTGAAGGTAGGAATTTGTCTGGTAGAGGTGCTGGTATTGGTATAAATGGTGATAATATTATAACTGTTAAAGAATTTTATTCTTCGGATTCCGACACGCAAGAAAATTCCACAAAGGCTTATTTGAAGAGACTTCAGAACAGGAGATCTCAGAATAAAATTTCTAGTAATAGAACCAATTCAGCAATTTCGTTTTCACAGCAAAATCCTCCACAGCTTTCATCAGGTGTTAGAAGAATCGACAATCCTTTGTTACAAGGAACTGGGTTTGGATCTTCTGGCGCAGGTGGAAGTGGCGGCTCTAAAGGTTCGATAGCTTCAGCAAGTTCTACAATTGGATTGCCAACACCCGATAATTTACAAGAAAACATGAACATTAGTTATGAGAGCAAGCACAAGGGGGCTGGTGCAGGTATAACCGATGCAATGATGAATGCGTTGAATACTTCAATTAGATCTCTTGCAGGTGACAAGAACGCTAATATGCAGGGAGCAATGCAAGCCTTTAGGCAAAATGTTCAAAACGCAGCAAATTTTTATTCTGACCCTTCAAATTTAGCTGCTCTGGTCGGTGCTGTTGGGAACATGTATGGAGTTGGTGGTTTTAATACAGCATTTAACAACAGCATGGTTCAGCAGTTTTCAGGCGTAATGCCTAGAACATTTAATTTCAGGTGGAAACTGTATGCTGATTCTGAAACTGGTGGAGATACGATTTTTAAGATCATTCAAGTTCTTAAAGAAGCTGCTCATCCTGAATTAATAGATCCGTATATGAATATCGTTAGGTATCCATCCTTGATTACAAGATTTGACATTAGGTCTCCTAACGGACTTATCATTTTTCCGATATTTGAAAGTGTAATTACTGATATCACTGTAGACTATACTGCTTCTGGATCTCCGACTTTTTTCAAAAGTGGCGCTCCTACTTCTGTAGCTTTATCTATATCTTTAACAGAAGTTACGAGTAGACTTAGACAAGATTACGCATCAAATAAAAGTGGATTTGCCTAATGGCTAAAGGACTATTTAAAAATTTACCTATTATCGAATATGAAGGGAAGTTGGCAAGAAACCTTATGGTTTCTACTAAAATCGTAAAAGATGCCTTTAACGAACCGAATGCATTTTTTAGATATACTATCAACGATAATGAGTCGCCAGAAGAAGTAGCATTTATTTTTTATGGCAGTATTTTCTTTACGTGGCTTGTTCTTTATTCAAACGATATTCTTGATGTGTATAATGAGTGGCCTAAGA